ATATTCCCTAGAATTTTCGTTAGTGTTTATATCGTACTGCTTTATAAGGTGGTTATATGGTTTATGGACTTAAACGAACCGAATCTAGAACAAGCAGGTCTAGTATCTATCGTAGTAGGTGCAATGGCAGCAGTCTTTGGTATATATGCAGGAACTTCTGGACAAAGCAAGAAATTCAAAGGCGAAGATTAAATGGAAGCATTTGACCTAATTACTGAGTTAGGTTTGCCGATAGCAAGTGGTCTTATAATGGGATATTTTATATTTCTTATTATGCGACAGCTAATGGATGGTTTGGTATCAGAGATAAAGACTGTTGAGGGTATATCTAAAATGTTGATAACCAGAGCATCTATAATGAATAACGATATGATTAGAATAGATACAAGCGTATCAAGTGCATTAAATCTGTCGCCTGACTTAAGCAGAATAGCAAGAGCAGAGAATTTTGTTGAAGATGGTAAGATAGACGCTCGTAGGGACTAAATTGGATATCGTTAAACTAGTGCAGGATTTCGGATTTCCTGTAGTTATGGTAGTTGGTTTAGGGTATTTCGTTTATTTTGTTTGGCAAACCATAACCAATAAAATAGACCCTGCTGTGCAGGAAATGAAAACCACTATCATAAGATTAACTGACCAATTACGCTTATTAGACCAAGATATGATAAGATTACAACAGAAAGTGAATACAGTATTGGAGTTGAAAGAAGAAAAAAAGTTAGAAAATGAGAAAAAACAGGACAAAAAAGCAAATAGAAGCTGATAGAAAAGTAGAATATTGGTTCGGTGTTATAGGCATATCGTTTATAATTTTTGCTGTCTTTATTTCATCAATACAATCTGCTTTAGCCGATGAAATGGTATTCAGGTTCAAAAGTCCTAGTTTTTCTGGCGTAGGAACCAGTTCTCATTATTTAACTATTGAAAATCAAGAATTTAATCGCAAACAGGCAATTAAAGATGAAATAAAAGCATATCAAGAAGAATTAAAGAGAGAAGCGGAGAACACTACATTGGCTCGTTTCATTCGCAACCTTGAGAGTCGTATATACGCACAGCTATCCAGACAGCTTGTTGAAAACTTGTTTGGAGAAACTCCCAGTGCAGAAGGCACTATAACATTAGAAGGAAACACAATAAGTTATACGACAGATGGAGATTATATTACGCTCACAATTACCGATGAGACAGGTGGTGTTACAGTTATCACTATTCCTATCGGTAGTTTTACTTTCTAGCTGCGCTATCAATGGTAAAATACAAGAAGTACCAAAGAAAACAGAAGCTACAATCAATGCTCTTTTAATAGGAGAGTTAGCAGAAGTAGGTGTGCCGATTACAAAACCTACTGTAGCAATATACGGAACCTCATTCAAAGACGATACTGGACAAAGAAGAAGTAACAGTCAATTCGCCACATTCAGCACAGCAATAACTCAAGCACCGCAGACCTATCTAATAAGAGCATTACATCATAGTGGTTTTTTCCATGTAGTAGAGCGAACTGGTTTAGATAATTTAACCAGAGAACGACAAATAATAAGAAGCACAAGGGAATCATTTGAAGAAGATCAACAGCTAAAGCCATTGCGATTTGCAGGTTTACTGATGGAAGGAAGTGTAGTAGGATATGAGAGCAATGTTAAATCAGGCGGATTTGGTGCAAGATATTTAGGGATAGGAAGTTCCAAAGAGTATAGACAAGATACAGTTATAGTATCATTACGCACAGTATCGGTATCTACTGGTCGCATTTTAACTGAAGTTTTGGTGACCAAAAACATATTAAGTGTTGGAGTTAGCCAAGACATATTTAGATTTGTGGCAAACGACACAGAGTTAGTTGAAGTAGAGAATGGTATGACAGAAAACGAATCCGTCAATATTGCTCTCCAAGCAGCGATAGAAACCGCAGTACTCCAAACAATTCGTGAAGGTATAGACGCAAATCTTTGGAGCGTGAAAAAATGAAGAAAATAATAGCGTTGTTTATGGTGCTTTGTGTTTCGTCTGTATATTCAGCTGATAATGAAGTCTTTATAGATCAAAGTGGTGCTACTTCCAACATAGATATAGAACAAATGGGAAGTGGAAACATTATAGGTGGTGCGAACGCACAAGCTGGTTCTATGACTGCTTTAGATTTAGATGGCACAACTATGTTGCTAGACATAAATCAGATTGGCTCGTCAAACAAATTCCTCGGTGATATATGGGCAGATAGCTACACTGGGTTCTTTGAATTTACTGGTGATAGCAATGTATTCAATATGCAAACAGACCCTACGAACACTTTTAGTGCGGACTCGTCAAATCTGCAAGTAAATGTTACTGGAAGTTCAAACACATTCACCTTAAATCATGCAATAGCAGCATTGGCTGAAACATTAGACTTAGACTGGACTGTGCAAGGTTCAGATAACTCTATTACAGCAGCTATAGATGTAGATGGAGCGACGAACTTTATGGATATAGATGGTTCAGATAATACGATAACTTATGACGGAGATGGGTATGCAGGCGGATACTTCTATCTTGACCATACAGGCGGAAACAGAACATTTAATATTGACCAAGCGTCAACATTGGATAATGACTGGCTTAAAGTCATTTCTATTGGTAGTAATGGCACTGTCTGTATTCAGCAAAACGATCAAGGCACAAGTACCTCTTGCTGAAGATATAGGTCAAGTTAGCGAACTAAAAGGATATACAAAAGTTATTCGTGGGGACGATTTTATTCCTGCAGTAAATTTTGGAATACAAAGTTATGACGATGTAAGAACCAGTAATGGCAGGATTGCTATTGAGTTTGAAGATGACTCAGTAGTTAGGCTAACTGAACATTCTTCTTTAGTTATAGACGAATACATCTATGACCCAGACCCTAGCAAAGCGAAAATGGCAATCAATTTCGCTAGTGGAACTGCTCGTTTTATAACAGGCTCTCTAAATAAGATAGATAAACGCAATATCATCTTAAAAACACCTACTGCAAACATAGCAATTCGTGGCACAGATTTTACTACTACTGTAGATGAACTAGGTCGTAGTCTAATTATCTTATTGCCAGATGCTAATGGGATTTCCTCAGGAGAGATAGAGGTATCTACCGCTATGGGTAGCGTAATCTTAAATAAACCTTATGAAGCCACGACTGCTACAATGTTTGAAACTTCACCATCTGCGCCAGTCGTATTAGATTTAACTCTAGAACTCATAGACAATATGCTTATAGTGAACCCACCTGCACAAACAGAACAAATGATAGATGCTAGTGCTTCTACAGGTAGTGCTGATTATTTGGACTTCGCAGACTTAGATATAGATTTTTTAGCAGAAGATTTTTTGGACAATGAGGCAGACTTAGAATTTACAGAATTGGATATAAACTACCTTGATGTGAATTTCCTTGAGGATTTGTTAAATATCTTAGACGCTTTAGCTATTGATGACGAAGAAGATGTTTTGGCACAAGCTACTGGCATAAATATAACTGGAACATTAGTAGGGCAAGACCCTGATACGCAGATAACTACGATTATTGCAGGACAGATGATAAGTTTCAGAAGAAATGTCAGCAGTAATGCAAGGGTAGATGTAGATGGAAGTGGTGCATATACAATTATTTTTATACAAGATGGTGTTTCTAATGTTATCAAGGTTAATGGCGGTAGTGATACTACTATCAAAATACAACAAGGTTCTTAATGTTAAAAAGAAAATCAATAAAATGTATAATCTAATATAAGAAAAATGAATAATAAGTATTCACAAGGATTATTATTGTTAGCAGTATTATCACTGCCATTTATATTCCAATCTAGTATTACCGAAACCATAAAACTAAAAACCTTTGACGCTTTGGTAGAAACACCTATGCCATCAGGTAATTTCGCAATACTCAATTTAACTGAAGAAGATATTGATGCTGAAGGTGGTTATCCTTTACCGAGACAAAGATTAGCAGAGATACATCAACAGTTATTAGACAAAGGTGCTATGGGTGTCGGTTGGGTTATAGGTTTCCCACACAAAGATAGAATGGGTGGTGATGTAGAGTTCAGCAATGCTTTAAGTCTATCACCATCAGTTATTGCTTTGTTTGAAAACAACAATCAAAACTATCCGCAAACTACTGGTACTGTCATTCTAGGAGAAGATATAGGTGGCTATCTTTCTGCAGGAACTGTTGAAAATGTAGAACCAATAACCGATTACACCTTACAAGGCATAGCATCTGCACCTGCAGACATAGACAATCTAGTTAGGAGAATACCTATGTTATATAGGACTCCTGATGGTTGGTTAGCTTCTTTTGGAACACAAGTCCTTAAATCGTTGACTGGTTCTGATACATACATAATCAAAACTAATCAAAATGGCATACAAGAAATAACTGTGAAAGGTGTTCCGCCTGTTAAAACAGATAGTATGGGAAGAAAATGGGTTTCTTGGGTTGTTCCACATGAAACATCTTTGAAAGATATGCAGGTCGCAGGTCAATTTGTTTTCGTAGGTGTCACTGCTAAAGGCATAATGCCACAAGTAGCTACTCCAGTTGGATTATTAGAGCCTCATTATATACAAGCAGCACTAGCTGAGTCTTTGTTGATACAAAACAGTCCTTATATACCTGATTATAGTTTAGCGTTGGAGTTGTGTATATATTTGCTCTCTGTAGGTCTTATATGGCTCTTAGTGAGGTCTTTAGGCATTACCTCAGGTCTAGTATCATTTGTAGTTATAATGGCTCTAACAGGCTCTTATGGGGTTTATACTGCTAAAGAAGGCATACTAATAGATGTTTCTTACACGCTCATAACCCAATTTATAGCAGGTTCAGTAGCATTTTATCTCAATTTTAGACAGCAATACCTACTAAGACAGCAAATTAAAAAACAATTTGAACATTATTTAGACCCGAAACAAGTAAAAAGACTGCAATCTAATCCTGAATTGTTGAAATTGGGCGGAGAAAAAAGATATGCGACTTTTCTATTTACTGATGTCAGAGGGTTCACAAGTATGTCAGAGTCATTACCGCCTGAACAAGTGACATATATTATGAACAAAGCACTAACAGCACAACAAAAAGCGGTGCAACAAACTGGTGGTATGGTAGATAAGTATATCGGTGATGCCATGATGGCAGTATTCAATGCACCTTTAGACCAAAAAAACCATGAAGATAATGCAATCGTTTGTGCGTTTCAAATCATAGATAACATGAAAGAGTTAAACAAAGAGTTGTTAGAAGAAGGACTCCCAGAAATTGCTATAGGCATTGGTATAAATACAGGAGATGCAGTTATTGGCAATATGGGTAGTGCTACAAGATTTGATTACACAGCTATAGGAGATAGCGTTAATCTAGCAGCAAGGTTGGAAAGTGCTACGAAAGAACAAAAAGAAGATATATTAATCGGTGAAAATACTGCAAATGTAAGTCAATATGACTTAAGATATATTAATGATATTAAAGTTAAGGGAAAAGCGAATACTGTGAGGATATATGGGGTTTAAGTTAAGTCTGATATTAGGCGGTCTGTTGGTAATAACTGCAAGTGCTTCAGGTATGTATATTAAATATCTAAGTGAACAGTTATCTGTCTTGCGTGGTAATGCTATTGTTCTTGAAGGTAAAATAGAAGAACAAAACGAGTCTATAAAGAATTATTTAGAGAACCAACAAAGACACGAAGCACAGTTAGACGAACTCAATGCAGAGAAATCAGAGGCACAAAGGGCAGTAACAGAACTAAGAAACAAATTCGCTAGGCACGATTTAAACAATCTTGCTTTGATGAAACCGAAGCTGATAGAAACTAGAGTTAATAGAGCATCTGCAAAAGTAATGGAAAATCTGATAGAATTGACTAATCCAGATATGTTTGAACCAAAAGAAAATGCAGAAAATAGTAATTAGCACATTACTTGCCACTTTTATGATAAGCGGTTGTTCGTTAATACCTAAATCAGTTGCGCCAGTAGAAGTCAGAACTATTGCAGAACCACCGCCGATGTATCACCCACCAATGCCTTTAGAGATGCAGTTGGTTGATGTAGAGTTTGAAATACTCACACCTGAATTGATGGCAGAGTATCTTGCTTTAGTAGATGAAGGTAAAGCACCTGCGAGACCATACTACGCATTAACCACACAACAATACGAAAATCTCTCTACAAATATGGCAGAAATTACTAGATACACTAATAACATAATATCAATTATCAAATACTATAGAGAATACGACAAACAAGACGAAGTGGACGAAACTGGAAATAATTAGTATTTTCGGATATGATTTGGCAAAAATAGGAGAAAAGTATGCTTGACATAATTATTAATATTGTATCAATCATTACCACTATTGTATGCGCTGCAAGTTTCATAGCAGCTATGACACCTACACCGAAAGACGATGACCTTTTGGGTAAGCTGTATAAAGGAATAGAAATTCTTGCTCTCAATATCGGTAAGGCAAAAATGTTGCCACCCAATAAAAAATAATGGCGAAACCCTATTATTATAATTGCACTCTAGATAGGGTGATTGATGGTGATACCATTGATGTGAATATAGATTTGGGATTCAATGTCGTGCTATCTAAACAGAGGGTTAGATTACATGGCATTGATACACCAGAATCAAGAACAAGAGATTTAGCAGAGAAAAAGCTAGGTCTAGAAGCTAAAGCGAGACTGATAGAGTTATGTGGAGAAAACCTACAATTACTTTCATTAGGTAAAGGCAAGTATGGGAGAATACTTGGCATACCTCACACGACTGATGGCGAAGATATTTGCCAAATACTTATTAAAGAAGGACACGCAGTTGAGTATTATGGCGGAAAAAAATCAAAAGTCTGGGGGGATTATTAAAATGAAATGTAGTCAAGAAGGTTTATCTTTAATTAAGAAGTTTGAAGGGTGTCGTCTGGAAAGCTATTTGTGTAGCGCAGATGTTTTAACAATTGGATATGGGCATACAGCAGATGTTACAGATGGCATGTCTATTTCACAAGACATGGCAGAAGCTATGTTAGATAAAGATATAGAGGAATTTGAACAATATGTTAATGACAGCGTAACAGTAGATTTATCACAAAATCAGTTTGACGCTTTAGTGGCATGGACATTCAATCTAGGTGTAGGAAATCTGAAAGCATCTACTATGCTTAAAGTATTGAATGAAGGCAAATACGAGCAAGTCCCATCAGAAATGCGTAGATGGAATAAAGCAGGTGGCAACACTTTAGATGGTTTGATTAGGAGAAGGGAAGCTGAATCTTTAATGTTTCAAGGTGAGGAATGGATTGATGTTTAAGGCATGGCATTAAGTAAAAAACAAAACAAAAGATTAGGTGCGATACTTTCTGTAATGTTCAAAGAGGAAGTACCTGATGAAGCGTTGTTGGAGATTGTGCAGTTAGGGTTCGCTGAAAAAAAAGATAATATCTACGCTATAACAGACAAAGGTCTTGATGAGAAAAATCGTCTATGCACACTTGCAGGTCTCAACATTAAATACAGTTCTGAAAGCAAACAATCAAAGCCATCTCTGACTTCTGTCAAAAATTAAAATAAAGATTTACTATAAAGAGAATTAAAAACCTTTCTTGCTTCTTTTGTAGTATAAACATCTTCATTAAATCCTTT